AAAAGATCAATACAAACAAAAAATAAAAGAAATTCTATATACATCAAACTCACAACTCGCTAAAATAAAAGAATCAATAGAAGAAAAATCTTGATTTACAATTATCAAGCATAAGTGTATAATATTACTGTACTTAGGAGAGAAAATGGCCTTGAAAAAGAAATCGATGTACTATGTTAGTAATGCAGAGTTGTTGGAAGAAGTGAAGTTATACAAATTAACTGGTGTTTGTTCAGAAAGATTAGGATCAATGCTTTTACTTATAGCAAGAAACTACTCATCAAAAGGAAATTTTGCGGGATATACTTGGAGACAAGACATGGTTTCAAATGCTGTTTATACCTGTATCAAGTATCTGAAAAATTTTAACCCGGAAAAATCAACAAATGCTTTTTCGTATATAACACAGATTATTGGTAATGCATTCAAACTGACAATCAATGATGAAAAAAAATACGGTCACATTAAAAACATATGCTATCAATCGTCTTTATTGAATCCTTTGGAAAAAGAAAGATGTTATATGCAAAAAAGCATAGATTATGAAAGCATACAAAACAAAGTTATGGATTATAAGGAAACCTCAAAAAAAGAAAATTATCTATGGGTAAACCAAGATTAACCTTTACATTTTTATGAACTTATGTTATAATAACTTTATTTTTGAAAGGTGTTTTATAAAATATTGAAAGCCATATTTTTATCTGATATTCACATAGGTATTCACAAAAACAGTGATATTTGGTTAAACCAATCAATAAATTTATTTCATACAATACATGATAAGTGTGTGAAAGAAAACATTTCAAATATTTTCATCCTCGGAGATTTATTTCACGAAAGAAAAACATTGAACATACAAACAATGTGCATTGTAATGGAAATGATGAACGAGCTAAAAAATCTCAATGTGTATTTGTTATTGGGTAATCATGATACTTATTATAAAAACATTACCTGGCCATATAGTCCCTATTTGTTTGAAAAAATGAATCATGTAAAAATAATTGATAGACCAACAATAGTTGAAAACATAACATTTCTTCCATGGTCCACTTCTCCTTATGACCTTAGTAAATATGACACACCTATTTTAGCTGGACACTTTGAAATTGATGGGTTCCCGGCAACGTGTACAGATTTGTTCAAAGGCGGCCGTTCGTCAAAAGACTTTGAAAAATTTGAAATAGTGTTATCGGGACATTTTCATATTCCATGTAAAAAAGGAAACATATTGTATTGCGGAAGTCCTTTTCATCTTACGATGTCAGATAGAGGATCAAAATGTGGATATTATATTTTAGATGATAAAAATATTACTTTTGTAGAAAACACGGAATATGCAAAATACTTGAGAATTACAACAGAAGATAAAGTAACAAAAAAACAGATAGAAGGAAACATAGTGGATCTTTTGTATACGAAAGATTATGGCTCTTTAGGAAATGTAAGAAAACTAGAGTATATACAGTCAATGAATCCTTTGAGAGTTTCTTCAAATTTTACAAATGCACTGAATTATAATAATGTAGAGACATCAAAAGAAATGGATATTTCAAGTAAAAGTAACGAAGATATTCTCAAAGAATATATCAATGTCATCAGTATACCAAAGCATATCAAGAAAAATGCGTTGAATAGTATAATCGAAAGATTTATAAAAGAAATAAAAGATAAAAGTCCTTTATGACAATCCATCAATCGTTTTTTTGATTTCATCAATATCAAACATGTTTGTGCATTTATAATTCAGATTACAAATACTACTATGCATTGTCTTTCTGTCTAAACCATATTTTGTAGAGCACCCATAACAACTTGCTTTTGTTTTTACATACTTCGAAATTCCTTTTTCTCTTATTGGTAAAAAAGGATCCGGATAAACTCTTGTAGCTAAAGCTAACAAATTTGTAGAAGTAAATCCAGTCAAAATACAAAAACCATCAATCGGTGTAATAATAAGTTTACACCTGCTTATAATATCAACAGCTTGATCCAAAGAAAATTTATTGACTAATGGCCAGAATCTGGAATCAGTGTCATAATCATTACCAAAAGCACGGCCTACAAAAACTATTTTCAAACCTTTACTTTTTATGTAGTTTATAATTTGAACCCATGTATTATACGGCAAACTTTGCACTTTCAATCTGTATGTTACATGTAAAGCTACAAAATCATCAAGTTTTTGTTTATTTGAAACGTAAGGAGGAAAAGACAAAATAGATTTGTCAAAATTATGATGGCCGAAAAAATGGTCAAACCACAATTCATTCAAACTTGTAGTAACCACATTTTTCCAAGAAAATACTTCAGAATCAATAGGATCAGTTATGCCGCCTTTTACAACAATGTTATTATGGTTCCACAATAAACACTTTACAATTTTATAAAAATTGCCAGCATAAAATTCAACAGGCTCAAATTTTGATAAGTGTATAATAGCTGGTATTGCAGATATTACATCTGACATGCAATAACTACCAATACAAATTGTTTTCATAACCACCTATAAACCTTTTATATTTTATATTTATGAAGATGAAGATGTTTACATTTATTCTATGAACTACCACCCACTAAAGTAGGTGGTTTCAGGATAAGGCGCCTTGGGCTTGATTCACAAAAAGCCCATCCATACCCGAAAGAGTACAGATGTTTCTGGCCGCATTGATGTCAGCATTTAGTTTAGCCCCGCATGTAGAACACACATACAGACTTTGGCTAATTCTATTGGATTTCTCCTTCTGACCACAAGCTGAGCAAGTCTGACTTGTGTACTTGGGGTCAACACCAACGACTTTCAGTCCGGCATTTAGGGCTTTGTAGGAAATTTTGTTCATTAGATCCTTGAAAGCCCAGGTATACCTTCTGAATCTCCGGTTTGCTAAGTGACTACCGCGAAGGGTTTCCAAGGCAAGGACGCCTATGTTATTGGAAACACAGTAGTCAATCAGCTCCGCAGAGAGTTTATGGTTTAGATCGTCAGTCCAGTTTGACTGTTTATTGGTTATTTGTTCTTTGTGCTTTTGGTGCTTAGCTCTGGCCTTTCCAAATTCCAGTTTCTTGTGTTTGATAAACTGACCAGAACCGAACTGTTTACCATCGGAACAGACAATTGGTTTTGCAATGCCTATGTCAATACCCAGAACACCTGTTCCAAGTGCTTGTTTTGGCTTGGTTTTGAACACAAGACGGAGAGTAAGTGTTCCAGATGAATCCAGATAAATGGAACCATCCCCGAAGGATGTTGCATCTTGTAAAGCCTGTGTATGGTACTTGCAAAGCTTCAATGGAAAGTTGGTCCGGAGGAACTTTAGCCATGCATCAAAAGACTTAGATTCCTCGTTCCACTCAAAGTGATACATATCGTTCCTAAGTGGAATTGCTACCTTGGTTATGGTTGGAAAGGCAACCAGTTTATGCTTTCTCTTACAGGTTGCAATATAGGATCGAACCAATGAGTCCAGATTTCTTAGGGTGTTCTGTAATACACCAGAATTCAGGTCTGGATACTTATCTCTGTAATATGCGTAGTGTTCTTTGAATGGTTTATATACTTTGATTTCCAACTCTGATTTCTTTGCTTCCAGATATTCCTTGGATACGGCTTCAAGGTCAGTCAGGATTACCCGGAGTTTATTGTCCTTATTCAAATTTATCTGGTTCAGCTTCATTTTTACGGATTTCATTGGTTCCACTCCATAAATAGATTTGAGAGGACAGCGGTTTTCACTCCACCGTTTCCAGTATGCTGATACATCTGGATTACTCTCTATTATCTATTTATAAAAAATTATTTGAAAAATTGATGATTTTTGACAAAATTTCAAAATATTTTTTCATAAAATAAAAGTTGACAAGTTTTGTAAATATGATATAATATGTCTGGAACTTCGGAAAAATTCATCTATCGGTTAAAACCGATAGTATTCTTTTTCGGTTGCATAAATAAAAAATTGAGAGATTTTTATGTCTGTTTTTCCATATCGGTGGTTACCGAGAACAATATTACCTAATTTATATCATTTTGTATGTGACATTTTTGAAGGTATCAAAAACATTATCAAATGGGTACCAATCATCTGGATTGATAGAGATTGGGATTGGTACTATCTTGCTTTGATTATGAAATACAAAATAAGCAATATGGCAAAATATGCAAGAAAATATGGACATCATATCAATTCAGAAAAAGACGCTCGTGATATGGAAATTTGTGTTGAATATTTGAAAAGGCTAATAAATGATGATGTTGATGAATGGGATAGGCATCCATTGTATGCTAAAGAAATGGGGAAAATCCTGGGAAAAAATATTTTGAGATGGTGGGACTAAGTAAAATAAAAGGAGAAGAAAATGAGTAGATATTTAGATTGTGGAAAAGATGTGTATAAAGTATTAGAAAATCTTCAAGAAAAACATTTTTCTGATTTGAGGTCTGCAAAAATCAAGTGTATTTTTGACACCAAGAAAAGAAAAAGTGGTGGAAAGGTTGTTCTTGCTAGTATTCGAAAAGCAAGTCCGCTGATAAAGCATTTTACTGCTGACGAGGCGCCGGAAGATGGTTTTGATTACATTTTGACAATTGATGAAAAGGTGTGGAAAAATACTGACGAAAAGGATAAGGAACGTCTGCTATTTCACGAGTTGTGTCACACAGCGGTAGATGAAGAATCCACCAAAGACCCTTATAAAATAGTAGATCATGACATCCAGGATTTTGTCGAGGCTATAAAGATGAATGCAGATGATCCGGGTTGGGCAAACCGTGTTGCTTCTTTGATTTCTGATATTTATGACCAAGAAAAAGAAGATGCATCTGATAAAAAGAAATCAAGAGGAAAAGCTCTGAAAAGGGTTCACAGAAAGAAATAATGATGGACTTCTATAAATAGATATAGAGAGTAATCCTGGTGATGGGATCACACAGGAAACAGTGGGAGTTACTTCACTGCTGTCCTCTCCAATCTTATTTATGGGGTTACATCAATGAAACCTTACGGAATTATCTATTTGATAACAAATAAAGTAAATGAAAAATGTTATGTTGGTCAAACGGTTGAGTCTTTACAAAAACGGTGGGGTAGACATTGTTTTTGTGCAATGAAGAGAAATAAAAAAACTATCAAATTTCATAATGCCATCAAAAAATATGGTCCTGACAATTTTGACCAAAAAATATTATGTGAATGTTACTCAATAAAAGAATTGAATAATATGGAAATATCAATGATAAAAACACATCATTCACATATAAGTGAAAATGGATATAATATGACTTTTGGTGGGGAAGGAACACCTGGAAAAAAACACACAGAAAAAGCTAAAAGAAAAATGAGTGAAACAAGAAAAGGAAAATATTGTGGTAAAAATAATCCGATGTATGGTAAAACAGGTGAAAAAAGTTATTGGTTTGGAAAAAAACATACAGAGGAAACAAAAGAAAAAATGAGAAAAAATATGAAAGGAATAAAAAGAACCCCTGAACAATGTTTGAACATAAGTTTAGCAAAAAGGGGATATGTTCCATCCGAAGACACAAAAGCAAAATTGAGAATAACAACAAGTGGTGAAAATAATGGTAACGCCAAAAATTATAAAATTATTTTACCAGATGGAACAACAAAAATTATAAAATGTTTGAGAGTATTTTGTTCAGAAAATAATTTGAATTATGCATCTGCAAACTATCATTCAAAATCAGGTACCCCATATAAAAATTACATTATAGAAAAGGTAATAAAATAATATGCAAATAAAAATCTATAAAAATGCCGAGATGGTAAATCCTGCTCATAAACGACCATATATACTTCATCAGCAAGAAATTGTCAGTAGAACCATCAACAAAATGAAAGGGGAAAAGTATAAACTTGTCAATATTTCATCAAATCAAGCACATGATGTTATTTTGTATTTTGAGAAAAAGGAAAAATCTTTGAAACCAAAAGAACCAATTGAAAAGAAAGAAATAAAACCACAAGAAGAGTCCATTTTTGTCAAGATTGGTAAAGAGATTGGAGAACTTGTAACAGAGAAAAATTCCGCTTATGGTGATTCTTTTTCACAGTCTCATAAAATTCTTCAAGTATTATATCCAGATGGTGTAAAGCCAGAACAATATCGTGATATGTTAGCAACTGTCAGGATTATCGATAAACTGTTCAGAATTGCTTATAATAAGGGATATGGTGGGGAGTCACCATGGAGGGACATCCTAGGTTATTCAATACTTGGTGTAGCCAATGATATGAAAGATAATTAGGAGAATGATTATGTTCGGAAAAACAAAAAAAATGAAAAATGATATTTCAAATCTTCAAAAAGAAATAAAATACATCAGAGATAGAATCGGATTATTGGAAGAAGTGTTCCAATATAAAACTGGAAATAAAATCAAAGAACCTTATCCGTTAGGATATTATGGTTGGCGCGGCCCTTCACCCCAACCAATTTTTTACGCGGAAAAAGATGAATTTACTACTCTTGATGTAATAGTAAAAGCTATTATGGAATATCTGAATGTAAAAATTAAAAAAACACCAGCACTTCAAGCTGAGGAAAAATATGTATTAGTTAAGGATAGTGAATGAAAATTGAATTCCATTCCATATCTTTCCGGAACTTTTTGACTTTCGGAAATCAAACACAAAAATTTGAATTGAAATCTGGATTAAACCTTATTACAGGGCTGGATCAATCTACGGGTAGAAGTAATGGCGCTGGAAAATGTGTTATAGGTTCCACAATGTTGAACATTTCAATAGACGACGAAAGAGTTTTATCCGATTTTTTGTCTTTCCTGAACCATTGATATAAATATGTATAGTGGGTAATTTTATGAAAAGCAATTCACCTTATACATTAGAACATTGGTTGAATAAAGGATATTCAAAAGAAGAAGCCGAAATTGAAATCAAAAAAAGAAGGCCGTCAAATTCTCTTTATTGGTTAAATAAAGGATATTCAAAAGAAGAAGCTGAAATAAAAACAAAAGAACATCAGTCTTTAGGAATTAAGTCCAGAGTTTCTAAAAAAGAAGATAATCCCATAGAATATTATAAATCACATAATACACATATTGAATACTGGTTGAATAAAGGATATTCAAAAAAAGAAGCTGAAATAAAATTATCAGAAAGACAGAATACTTTTACAAAAGAAAAATGCATTGAAAGATACGGCCAAGAAGAGGGTTTGAAAAGATGGTCGAAAAGACAGGAAAAATGGCAAAATACTCTAAAATCAAAATCACCGGATGAAATAAAAAGAATAAACAAAAAGAAAAACTGTCTTGATAAAAATATTTTTATTGAAAGATACGGCCAAGAAGAGGGTTTGAAAAGATGGAAAAAAGAATGTAATAAAAGATCCCTTGCGCTTCCAAAAATGATAGAAAGATATGGCCAGGAAGATGGCACAAAAAGGTATTATTCTTGGAAAGAAAATTGTATCAAAAACCGAAAAAATTATTTATTTTCTCAAGAATCTTTGAAAGTCTTTATTCCAATATATGATTGGTTGATAGAAAGAGGATATTCAGAAACAGATGTTTTTATTGGTTGTAATGAAATGGGTGAATTCAAGTTATTTGAATGTTCTGGTAAAAAAAATGATAAAAACAATATAAGAAAAAGATATTTTTATGACTTTACAATTCCCAAAATACATATTATAATAGAATATAATGGTTGCAAATTCCATCCTCATCCAGAGATGAATGAAAAGGATTGGAAAAATTGGAAAACACCTTATGGTAAATCAGCAGATGATGTTTTTTCATATCAAAAAAATAAAATTGCAATAGCTGAAAAATCTGGATTGAATGTTTTAGAAATATGGTCATCTGACTCTGTATCTGAAAATATAAAAAAATGTAAGGAATTTATTATAGATAATGAAAATAAATTGTCAAATAAAAAAAATATGTGATTTTTATGAAAAATATCCACAATATAAAGGTCTAATATCTGTTGAAACACCATATGGATATAAAAAAATCATAGAAGCAAAAAAAGTAGAATCAAATTCAAAAATATATGAAATAGAAACAAATGATTATAAATTAGAAGGTTCACCAAATCATAGGGTCTACTCTGAAAATAATTGGAAGTTTATAAAAAATATTCCGGTAAATTCAATTATAACAACTATATCGGGAAATCAAAAAATAATAAAATCGGGATATACAAATAAAAGAAAAGATTTATATGATATTCAAGTTGATGATGTTGAACAATATTATTCAAATGGAATATTATCCCATAATTCGTCTCTTTTGGAATCAATTTGTTTTGCTCTCTATGGTAGAACAAATCGTTCCATTATAAAAGAGAAAATAGTAAATTGGAAAAACAGAAAAAATTGTGAAGTAGAAGCTCAATTTTCAATTGGGGCTAATCATTACAAAATACGTAGAGGTATCAAGCCGGACTTTCTTGAAATCTATAAAAACAATAAGCTTATACCGCAGTTACCTGATGTTCGTCAATATCAAAAATTGTTGGAAAATGAAATATTGCATATTGATTTTCATATTTTCATTTCATTAGTGCATATCAATCTCAATAACTATGTTCCGTTTTTACAAATGGACACTCCTAAAAAAAGAAATTTCATTGAGAAAATGTTTGGTCTTGAAATGTTTTCTGACCTGAACAAACTTACTAATGAAAAATTAGTTTTGATGGATACTCAACTAACACAACACAATACGGAACTAACGATAAAATCAAAAATAAAAAATGACACTATACAAAAAATTCAAGCCTTGAAAATTCAGTTGAAAGACTTGAAATCTTCAAAATCAGAGTTGGATAAGGTCATAGAAAAACTGTCAAAAATAGAAGATCCAAAAGAGATTATCAATTCTGTTTCT